AGAAAACAATCGAATCTGAAAAGTTGAACGGTAATTATGACGAAGCGGCGAATAAAAAGAAACGTCAAGAAGTTAAGAAACAACTCGCAACGTATATTTCTACAACGTACCCAAATATGTCGAAAGCTAACCGTGGTAAATATATTCAACGGGCAAATCTTACACAGTGGAAAAAGGGATTTCTTTCAGGAAGTCAGGGTATGGGTGCAAATCAGGCATTTGAACGAATTAAGGGGAATATTCGTGAAAATATGAAATTGAAAAAGCCGCCTCCTCCACCACTTCCACAAAAAAATAAAAAGGCGAATCTCAAGAAATTGGTTAACAATACCATGAAAGGTCGCGCGGCTAAAAATGTAAGTAGACTCAAAAAGAATATCAATGAGGGAATATCCGAAATGGCAGTCAAGACCCGAATTGCACAATTGAATAAACAGACCAAGTACCAGAAATAAAAATATTATATCATTGTAAATGGCGGTAAAAAGTTTTAAACCAAACTTACAGGGCGCCGATTTAGAAAAAATTAAGGCGGTATGTTACCCATGTACAAGTCAAAATGACTGTTCGCGAAGACTCAATAATGAACAAGCAACTGTAGAAAGATGTAATGTTGCATATAATTTATTCGATATAGATCCACCACCAACCGATTACAGTGCACCAAGAAAAGTAGGAACGGCCGTAGGTTCAACCAACTCGGGACAACAAGGTGGTTTGGGTACTGTTTTATTTGCTGCATTCTTACCTATATCTTCATATTCTTCGTCGTGTATACTCTCCTTATGCAGTATATACTTTGTAGTAGCGGCGGCATCAAAACAATAATAATTTAAAAGAAATAATCTAATCAATAATAAAACATGCACAGAGGTTTATCATCCGTTATGATAAACTACGCGCGTTCTATTAGTGATGAAAAGAAAGCAAAAACTATCGTTAAGGGGAACAAATCGGGTAAAATTGAGGGGAGTCGTGATGACATGCATGAAAAACTCATATATAAATGCGGGTTAAAAAGACGTCAAGTATGGGATACAAATTCAATGTCATGGTATACGAAAGTGTATTATGTAGACGGTTCGTTATATAATCCTGTTTTGTTTCATAAAGGGAAACTAGAAAAAAATCCTATGTATAAGTAATATAATGAATCCATACTTTGAATCAACTTTAAGAAATATAGGTGTTTTTATTTCGGTATTTTTTACTATACGATGGGCGGAAAAATCCGTTATCCCAGTGTATGACGTACCCCTAAATATAATAACTATTGTTATAGCTATACTCTTAAACTATAGTGGACCACTAAAATTAAATATTTAAAGAAAACCCGCGTTATATAATAAGTATGAGTACGTGCACAGTATGTTGCGATAAGTACAATAAAACACAACGTGTAAAAGTTACATGTCCTCATTGTGATTACGAGGCGTGTAAAACGTGTATCCAGACCTATTTATTATCAACTACCGAAGAACCACATTGTATGAAATGTAAACATGAACACGATCGCGAGTTTATAGATTCGTTTTGTACAAAACGTTTTAGGAATGTTGAATATAGAAGACATCGGGAACAGATTTTATACGAACGTGAAATGGCACGAATGCCAGAAACACAACCATACGCAGAATATAGAATAAAAATGAAAGATCTTAGATTACGGTATTTTGAACTTTTAGATCAAATGTTTCTTATGAGAGATATGCGTAGAGAAGCTATAAACACGCGTAATTCGACCGTGTATTATGATGATGCTATAGCTAAAATGCGTAGAGATATAGAAGAAATCGTAGAAAAGGTAAATTCACTCGAATTAAATATTACTACAGATGGGAGTGAAAAGTTTACACGTAAGTGTCCGTACGAAGAGTGTAGAGGTTTTTTAGACACGGGTATGAAATGTGGATTATGTTTTCAAGAGTTTTGTGAACATTGTAATGAAGTTATTATAGATTCCGAACACGTTTGTGATCCCACAACAGTTGAAACTATGAAACTCATAAACAAAGATACGAAACCATGTCCTAAATGTGGTACAATGATATATAAAATAGATGGGTGTGCACAAATGTGGTGTACCGACTGTCATACCGCATTCGATTGGCGTTCGGGACGTATAGAAACGGGTCGTGTACATAATCCTCATTACTTTGAATTCAAGAAACGTTCGAGGGAACACGGAGACATTCCATGCGGTGGAAGACCCACGTTTGCAGAACTGGAAGAAAATGAAGCGAATGTAAATATATTAGATTTGAGTTATAAACTTACTCTATTAGATAGAGATATCATATATAGGTACGACGGTATTGGTGACGACGATAATCTACGTTTACGTGTAGACTATTTAATAAAAATTATATCCGACGACGAATTTAAGAAGGAACTTCAAAGACGTGATAAACATAAGTGTAAATTAGAGGATATACGTAATATATACGGAATGTTTGTCGATACGTGCGGTGATTTACTTCGTCAATGGATTATCGATCCAACTAAAACGAAGGAGATACTGCGTACCGTTCATGCATTAGCTGATTATTCGAATAATGTCATAACAAAAATAAGAAATAGGTATAATTGTTCGATACCCCATTATATATTTTTACGTGCACTTTAAGAATAGAGACATTTACATCATAAATGAAATTAATAGAATTAGCTTCGGCAATTACATCACTTTTTCCATTTATGATTCTAGAGAATTTTGGTAGCGTAGCGAGTGTATTTTACCATTTACATAGAAATGAAACCATGTATAAACTTGTTTATATATCAAGACATGTAGATCTTCTACGATTAGGGTACGTACTAAAAGGTGGTTTCGATTATACGGAACTCGTATTTAATTTTTTATCCATAGTTATCATTTATAAATCGAATATTCACGATAAAAAGTATTTAGATGTAAACTTAATAATAAGTGTAATTAAAAGTACATTTGGTATGCCTAAATTACACTACCTCGTCTCACTTTACTTTTGGTTTGTAGCATTTATTATTCATTACGATACTATATTTGGAAGATACACTGATATAATAGTAAACTTATTACTATGTCCACCCCAATATTTATTGAAGAATAATATTCTTAACGTATAGTAGAAAATGAATAGAATTATATTATTTGTATCATTTTTACTTATTATATGGTTTTTCATACCCATATATGAAAAACCCAGAGTATTAAAAAATGTATTAAGTGAAGATGAATGTAAACATATACAAGACATCGCATCTAAAAAGTTACAGACGTCTACGGTATCTATGAGTCGTGATATAGATGAAAAAATACGTAAAAGTGAAACGGCGTGGCTAAAAGCATCCGAAGATCCAGTTGTTGATAAACTTATACGTAAATGTGTTTCTATGACAGATCGCCCTTTACATAATTGTGAAGATTTACAAGTTCTTAAATATAAACCCGGTGGTTTTTATAAACCACATCAAGATACGTTTCCCGACGATAAAAATAAACGTATGTACACATTCATAATTGCCTTGAATGACGAGTATGAAGGTGGTGAAACAGAATTTCCAAATATAAAGAGACGGTACCGTTTGGAAAAGGGTGACGCTTTGTTCTTTAATACGTTAAACAATTACGAATGTACTACCAAACAGGCATTACATGGTGGCACACCCGTTAAATCGGGTGAAAAATGGGTGTGTAATTTATGGATTAGGAAATACAGATATTAACCGACTTATATAATAATCGCGACGATCTAAGGATAAATGTACAGCTGTACACATATTTAAAATACTGTATACGAAATAATACCCAATATATTCGAAATACAAATTATATGACGCCAAGGTAAAACACGCCGAAAGATAAAATGTATGTATTTTTAAAATATCAATCTTATTTTCTAAGACTGAAACGTATGATATTGCAGACATAAACGTATCCATGAGTGATTGATAATCATCCGATACCATAATAGTATACATTATTGTCGTAAAAAGCATAATAAAGTGTATACATTTATACACACTACGTATTTGAACACTTCTTATATCTATATTTCTCCTATGAATTTGTTCCGGTTCGGGTTCTGGTAGTGGTAATGGTGGAGGTCGTTCAACCGCCTCGTTTATACCTAATACGGGTGTATCATCCGGGTTTATAACGACGTTATAATATTCATTCGTCGTCATCTCCTCTGCTTTTATTGAATAGTATTTTTAAACCAATTTTTGTAATAATAGTACATTTCACTAATTTAATAATCGTACGAAAACACTTTTGGCTCCGTTCACGTGCATTAATTTTTCTTATTTTATTTAAATTATTACACACCTCTATATAATCACCATCCCGTATTTTATGTTTATTATCATCAATTATATTTAAAATGCGTCTCAGATACTTTTCCATATAGTATACTTTATATAATTAATTAGTTTTACTCGAAGACGTCAAAAACGCTCCAGTTTCATCAATGATGAGTTCACCTCTATCCGCTAACAGGCGTCTATTCACCATGTGTTGTTCCTTAACATCATCCTTATTTTGTCCGACGTAAGGGACCGCATACCCGTTATCACACATCCATTTATTCACGTTCGTCCAGATACCATCTTCAAATACCCACAAT